TTAACTTCAGGTAGACCTTTGATCTGCTCTCTTACAAGATCTACTTGATCACATATTGCTTCTACTTCTCTATCATAGTATCTAACTTCAGGAAGGTTGCTGATCTGCTCTGCAAGTTCCTCAAGTTCTTTATCGTAATACTTGACTTCTGGGATGTCAGGAATGTCTGCTCTGACATCATTAATCATTCTGACCAGTTCTGGCCAAGGTGGTACTATATCTTGTACTTCCGCAAATGTATTTCCGTCTGCGTCTTCTATAGTTTGAGTGCTTTCTTCTATCTCAATAAAATCCTCAACAGAAGGAAGTTCCTCTGCATTCTCTTCTGTTATAAAATCTTCAACTGATGGAAGGTCATTATTGACCAAATCATCAATAGAAGGCAAGTCTTCTTTCGACATTTTATTAGTAACTTTTGTACTTTGGGATTTCTCTCCCGATATTATTTAGGATCTTCCTTTAGTCCGTCCTTTAACATTTTTGCAAGATCTGCAGTTGATCCAACAAACAACGCATTATTGACTGTTGATGGTCCTTTGACTTTTTCTTCTGCTTCAACGTCTTTGAGTTTCTTTTGCAGATCCAATAACTTATCTGTTGCATCAGCAACGTTTTTAATCAACTGACCCGCAACTTCATATGCTCTAGGCATCTCACTTTCTTGAGCAAGTTCAAGAACACCGTTAAGAGCTTCTTGTCCCTTTTCAATGATGGAATAAAGATTACCTCTAGTATATTCGTAATCTTTTTTTATGTCATCAACACCCTCTTTGACCTTTTCAATTTTACTCTCAACTACCTCTGGTTTGATAACGTCACCAGAGGTATTGAATGTGTCATTTAGATCGTCAAAGTTTTTTGTCATTTTCATCAGAACCCACCACTAAATCCAAAGTCATCTCCAACTTCAATCAATGCGTTATCAGCAGCATTGATAATAAAGATTTCTTCTCCTACTACGTGATCTGTAATGGTGGTTCCATCTTGACCTCTCTTCACATTTAATCTGTTTCCAGTTATCTTAGTGATGAAGATTTCCTCTCCATTGAGATCAACATAGGTATTAGCAGTAAGTCCACTAGCATCTGCAACGTTGAATGCTGTTTTTGCTTTTGTAATATCTTCTGCCAGTGTCGTTGCTGCGTTTCCAGTGTAGTTCTTGATTGCTCTTGGTTCGACAGCGTAAGAAATTTCTCTGGTAGTGCTTGAAATGTCCGTGCCCGTAAGATAACTGACAGTAGCCTTTTTGACGATATCCTTGGTTGCAGTAGATGCAGGACCAAACAGATATGTTTTTGCAGTAAATCTTAAAGTGTAAAGAAGAACTCTTCTGCTAGTAAAGTCTCCCTCATAGTCATCCTGCATGGTGATGTTTTCCAGGACAACAGGAATATCTCTTTTCTCTTGTAATGATTCAACCAGTTCTACAGTGACGTTGTATGCAGGTTGAAAGAATGGTAAAATTTGCTCTACAATTTGAAGTGCATCGTCGTTTAACTTGCACATAATAGCAAGTTCAAATTGCATGTTATACGGGACCGGCATATATGCCTTTTTAGTCTCAGTCCCATCATTAGGATCTTTTACAGTAAAAGTTGATGTTGTAGTAACTTTTCTAGAAGGATCGTAAGTTAGTCCCGTAAATTCAAACGACATCCTTGGTAAGGTCATCGCAAATGGTTTATTCAGATCTGGAGACTGCTCTATCCTTGCTAGAAACTTTTGAGTAGGACCATATGCTAAAGGAACTTTTATAACACTGACTGTGTTATCGTCAGAATCTTCATGTTTAATAGAAATGTTATTAAACAGAGTACCAAAAGAGATAATGGTTCTCCTCAAAATTTCGTTGTAAAAATACTCAAACATTTTTAAAGTCCTACAATATCTCTATATTAAGATATTTTTATTTATGGTTATGGCATACCGAATGGATTTTGCTCAGAGAAGTCAATAATAGCATCTGCTTCTGTTTCTATATTAATATTATCAGCAAATCCATCATCTGCAGGTTGTACGTCTGCTACTCTCAGTTCATATGCTGCACCAGAAGTAGCTCCTGTAATTGTTTCACCACGGGTGAATTCTCCACTTACTGTTCCTACTTCAAGAACATTTGTTTCAGAGTTCCAAGTTCTAACCCTTGCAGTTGTTTTACTAGAAGAACCTGTTACAACTTCATTAAATTGGAACGTTCCAGATCCAGAGCTTCCAGATGCTGCGATAGACATGGTAGGAGCAACAGAGTATCCAACACCAGAATTTGTTAAGAAGATATTTGAAATTGTTCCAGCAGCACTTACAACTGCTGTTGCAGCAGCAGACACTGTTGTGACACCAGATTCAAACACTTCATTAGAGAATGTAATTGTAGGAGGAACTGTGTATCCAGATCCACCGTTTGTAATAGTAACTATTCCAACAACACCATCACCAATCGTTGCGGTTGCAGCTGCACCTGTTCCACCATCTCCACCACCAGTAAATCTAACACCTGGTACTGCAGTATATCCAGCACCAGAATTTGCTACATCAACCCTCTGAACAGATTGATCCCTTGGATTGGCATTTAAATTACATACATTGATACCACCAATCATAGTGGCAATACCGACTGCTGTAGTCCCTCCTGAAGGAGCAGCAGAGATGACTACAGTTGGTACACTACTATATCCACCACCTCTGTTTGTTATTGTAAATTGTCTAACACCACCATCAAATATAGCGACAGTTGCAGTTGCTTGAACAGGAGATCCAACTAAAGTAAGTGTCTGTGTAGGACCTTGAATAGTATTGATTCCATCATCAGTAAGTCCATCATATTCTTCACCAATGAGATTATTATCAATCTCATCTATACCAGTTGCAATAACTTCGTCTTCCAAACGGAAGAGTTCGCAATACAGTTCATAAACGTAGAGATTCTGTAACTGATAATATGGTTTTGCATATTCAATATCTTTGATTTCATAAATTCTGTCATCAAGTGGAAACCAAATTAAATCCCCACCTTTGGGTCTGGTTGAAAGTTTTACATTTGCTTGATCTTCAATCAAAGGAGTAATATAATTTTCAAACCTATCTCTTGATATGATAAGTCTTACTTCGTCTTTAGATTCAATTCCAAATTTAGAAAGAATATCACCAGCACCAGAATATTGATCGTAGTTATCAACATAAGCTTCTAAAGGAAGTGCCATATCAAATTTTGATTGCACGACCTCTCTTATGATAGTATTTTCTGTTAAATATTTTCTAGGTATATAAAAAATATCTACTCCATACATTCTTAATTGTTCATTAATTAAATCCTGAACAAGATTTTGCTCACCCCGAGTTCCCTGAGTAAAGAATGGATTTAACATGATATCAACCTATCATATCGTATGGAGGAAGTTCGTAAGTGTTAGACATTTGCTCCCTGATCACTTCCAAATCTCTTTGAGCATCGTCATAAATCTGACGACCGTTTAATTCAATTCCACCAGGTAATTTAACTCCTTGAAACTTCATCAAGTTTTGACCCCACTGTCTTTTAACAAGTGCGGTTACATATCTCTTCAAGAAAGAATCATTCCAAACTCTTGAATATGAATTTGGGTCTACTAAACGATAACAATCAATAATAAGAAAATCATCTTTNGCAGCAGATCCCCAATCAAAATCTAANTATAATCTATCTTGTCTTTGATTAAATCTAATAAATTTATCAGTGCTTANTGCAAAATCAAGATCTTCAAGATAAGTCTTGGTCATTGCATAAGTNAATATTTCTGTCGATCCCCAATAGTAAATATCGTTCAAAAATAATTGATATTTAACACTGAACATGTTATTAGTTACAGTGTTTGTTCCATCAAATTTAAATACTTTAGTTATTCCAATAATCTCTGGTGGCACTTGAAGATAATTACTATTCTCTTCAAACGAAAAGTCTACAGAAGATCCATCAATAGTCGAAGATGCAGTCGTAGTTGTAATACCAGCAGCATTATCAGTGCCACCTCGTGCTCTTCCTCTATCAATATCTTCTTGAGTTATTTTATATTTTAAAAACGTCTGAGTTACACCATCAAAGTG